TACTCCGGTATGATGTATGGTTATAGAAAAGCTATAGCTTTCGCGTGGCTAGTTAAACATGATATCTCAATGATACCTATAAACAAAGAAGAGTTTATAGAAGAGACGCTTAAAGATCAAGTTAAATATGAGGATGATCAAGAGCAGATTATGATAGAATACGGATCTGCATGTAGATATATTAACAATATATAACTAAAAAATAAATATAACTATAATGACCGCAACAGAACAACCTGAAAAATACATATACCAAGAACACCCACTAGCTGGATTTCTTGTAAACTCCTACAGACAGGATAATACTATAGAAATAACTGTAAACAAACATGATCTTGATAATATAATAGATGTACTTAATAAAGCTGCTAATCCAGTAGTGGAATTATCCTCATCTACAGAAATGACTGATAATGCTATAGCACAATCTAAACAATCTATAGATTACGCTATAACATTAATTAAAAACTTAATGTAACCTAAAGGACTTATAATGACTAAAACTATACTATGTATAGGAGACCCCCACTGTGGATCAAAGTACGGCCTAACACCCCCAGAGTACGACTCAAAGCTTTGATAGAAGAAACAAGACTATACAATGCCCGTAGAGAACTATGGGACTTCTATATCAAGAATGTAAAGAAAATAAAACCTGATGTTCTTATAGTAAACGGGGACCTTATAGATGGTATTGGTAAGAAGTCAGGCGGTAGAGAGCAGCTTACTACTGATATAACTGAACAACAACGTATAGCTGCAGCAGTAATAAATAAATCTAAAGCTAAACAAGTTTATATAATAAGAGGTACAGGGTACCACGTAACCGGAGAGACAGAGCATGAAGATGAGATAGCTAATCTAGTAGACGCTGAATACATATCTAATCAGATGCATTTAGACGTGTACGGAACAATAATAAACGTAAAGCATCATATAGGTAGCTCAGGGATACCACATGGAAGAGCTACAGCAGTTTTAAGATCCAAGCTATGGAATAGCCTTAAGTCTATAAGAGAAGAGCAGCCAAAGGCTGATATCATAATAAGAAGCCATACACATTACTTTATGGCTACACAAGATGCACAAGGTGTTGCTATGATACTACCTGCTCTGCAGCTCCCAGGTACCGTATTTGGCTCAAAGATCTGTGAAGGTATAGTAGACATAGGTATGGTTATATTAGAGGTATCTACGAAGAAATATAACTGGAGACCTATTATAGCTAATTTAGAATGTGTAAAAGAACACACAATAATGATTTAATACAGGAGATATATAGTGTTAACAGCAATTATAACAGCAGTATATGTAGTATCAGTATTAATAGCCGTAACATACAGCGTATGGGTTTATTTACAAATTAGTAAGATAAAAGCTAAGATAGACCATGTGTGTGAAAGAGGCGGTATAAAACTTACAAAGGAGTAAAGTATGACCAAGGAGACAAATGAAGCCCCTTATAAGAGTACGGTAGTACACTATAAACATGGTAAAGATATAAGAATAGCTTATCTATTACTGGATATGGGTGACAGATTACAGGTAAAAGGTTTATTCACTAAGAAGATTTACTTTATAAATAGAAGCCTTGTAACTAAGATACTAACATAGGAGACCCTATGATAAAGACAACAAAGAAGCAATTTAAACAATTTAAAGACCATTGTCTAAGATGGATAGAATTATTTGGTATAACAACATGGGATATAACCATATATAAAGAAGAGTTACATGACAGATATATAGCAGAGACTAGATTAAGCTATAATTCCAAATCAGCCTCAATAGTGCTTAATACTAAGATAAACAAAAATACTGATTTAGATCAAACTGCATTACATGAAGTATTACATTGTGCACTAGGGGACATTACTACAGTAGCAGAACGAAGATATGTAACTGAAACAGAGATAACTAATGCTGTAGAAAGCGCGGTAAACACTTTAGTAAACACATTATATGGTAAGTTATAATACACAATAATTAGTATAGCCACTTGACAAATAACACAAAATATGGTATAGTATAGTATAATACATGATAGAAATACTTTATTTAAAGCATTTAGCAGCATTGACGACCATCGCAGATAGCGTGTCGTTTCTGCTTGCTTATATAATAACACCCTAGAGACACAACTATGGACAAAGATGAACCTAAAGTAGAAAAGCAAAAACCATTTGCTACATTTAATAAACCAGATGAAGACGCTTCTATAGAAGCAACTATAACTACAGGCGCTTTATTTGAAGATGATAACTCTAAAGAACCTGATTCAGCTGAGTTAGAGTAATTATTTAAAAACGGGGATACAACGGATGCCAGCGAAGAAGAGCACAAAGAAGGCTGTTAAAAAGAAAACTACTAAGAAAAAGGTAGTTAAGAAAGCTGCTAAAAAGAAATCCACTAAGAAATTACAACCAGGCCAAGACGCCAAAGGTAAATTCCTACCTGGTAATAAGTTCGGCACGCGGTCTAAGAGACCCCCTGGCCGTGAATTAGTAGAGGAAATGATACGTTCTATAGGTGATGAGCTTGTAGAGAAGGGGGCATCTGATACTTCTAAACTAGAAGCTGTAATAAGATCAGCCTATATAAATGCTTTAGCGGGCAAACCATGGGCTGTTAATCTTATTATGGACAGGGTTGCAGGTAAAGTAACCAATAAATTGGATGTTAATGCTAATCAAACCGTCGAATTTGTCAACATTGGTAAAGATGCAGTTGATATAACTAAGCTATAAAGGTGTCTTATTATGATGCGGTTTACTACTACATTTAATAAGATCGCTTCCATGGAGTCCCGTATTAAGATTGTACAGGGCTCTATGTCAGCCGGTAAGAATTATGCTATAGCGCAGATTCTGTTTATCAAGGCTCTTAAGAGCAAATTGGTAATAACTGTAGCTACAGGCTCATATGAGGATCTTAAAGACGGTGCTATACTTGATTTTAAGAACATATATGCAGATGCCGGTAGATCTTTCGACGATGATTGGCATCCGCAGGATAAAGAGCTGCATATAAACCAGTCTGTTATACAGTTTAGATACTTAAAAGACTGGAAACCAGACGCGGGGAAGAGTAAAAGAAGGGACATATTATACCTTAATGAGATCACGAGATTCAGCTATACTGTAGCTAGTCATTATATATCTCGTACTAAAGGTGAAATATTTATAGACTTCAACCCGGATAGAAAGACATGGGCACATACTAAGCTGCCAGAGCTTAAAGAAGAAGACGGCACCCCTTCTAGCTCTCTTATAGTAGTAACATACCAGGATAATGAGCTGATACCAGCTGGTGAATTAGCTTATATTCTTAGTAAAAGGGGCACAGAGTGGTACAGAGTATATGGTGAAGGTAAGATAGGTGTTTATAGTGAATCACAGATCTATAGATACACTACAATAGACAAAGTACCTGAAGACGCTGTACAGATCCCCTCAGGGATGGACTTTGGTAAGAGCCCGGCGTGTACAGCCTTAGTTGAGCTTTATCTTAAAGATAACAGACTTTATGTAGTAGAGAGGCTATGTGAGAATAACTTGATGCCTGAGAAGATATTTGGAGCTACTAGGCTTGCTATCGTAGATAGGCTTAATGCGCTTAATATAGATAAAGGCCATATTATAGTAGCAGACTCAGCAGGCAAAACAGAGATAATGGATCTTAGAAGACACGGATATAACATAAGAGGGGTGCATAAGAAGAAGAATGGCCAAGCAGATGGGATCGCAAGAGTGCAGAGTTACGATATTTACGTAGTGGACGGTAGTCCAAATGTAACCGACCAGATGGATAATTGGCTATTTAAAGAAGACGGCAATGGAAAAGTAATACCAGAACCTTCTTCACATGAACCAGATACTTTAGTATGTATAAGATATGCACTTACTAACAAGAACAAAACAGCTGGTATAACTCCAGAGGAAGCCCAACGGTGGCGCTCTAAGCTTCCTATTTAACATTTAATATAACAGGACTATAATATGAAAGAAAAAAGATCTATATTTGCCAAAGTATGGGATAAAGCTGAAGCCGCACTAGATGGGAAGCCTACTGTAACTAAGTATTTATACTCATACCCATCTGAAGATTATGACAAATATGCATATAGGCTAAAAAACTCCAGCTATCAGAATTTACCTAATGCTATACTTCTAAGATGGAGCCAGATCTTTGTTAAATCTAAGATAGCTGTAACAACTACTGATAGCACTATACAGCTTATAGCAGATAATATAGATAACAAAGGTGGTAATACAGAGACCTTAGCTAAAGATATCTTTGAAGATATAGCAGTTTACGGCTCAGCATGGCTGCTTGTTGACTTGCCAGAGTGGTTTGATAAACCGGATAACGCATCAGAAGCTGATAGGTTAGCAGATGGGATACTACCATATGTGTCTGTGTATAGTCAGCCCAACGTAATGGACTGGCATTTTAACAGATATGGACATTTAGATTATGTAGTAGTTAAGACTACAGATGTAAGAGAGCTCGAAGGAGTGACTCATACTGTCTATGCAGAGTATGGGATAGGCTATAAGCAAGAGTTTATTTTAAAGTCATCTGACGGCCCTCTATCGAGAATAAATATAGGACCACCGGTAGCTATAGAAGTAAACGGGATACCATATATGCCGATGATTGTAGGTGGACTTCAACGATACAGGTCAAATCCTGATTATTTTAATTCCCCTATGAACTCTATAGTAGATACAGCATTAGAGCTGTATAATAGATCAAGCGCCAATGGCGCAGCCTACGATAAGGTAGGATTCGCGTTCTTGGCAATAGGTGAGAACTCTAATATAGACCAATTGGGCTTTAGTTCACTTGTTAAAGTAGCTGCAGGCGAGATGGTACCAGAGTACATACAGCCAGACGCTACTTGTTTTGAACAGTATAGATTAGAAATACAACGTCTAATAGACACTATATTCTCATTAGCAGGTATGAAGAATAGAGCTGTAACATCAGATGCGGCTATGTCAGGTACAGCGTTACTGTTAGAAGACGCGACATCCTACAACATGGTGCAGCTTATAGCCGCAGCAACTGAAGACTTACTAAAGCGCACATGGAGCTTACTTAAGATTGCTAATAACTCTCCTAATGCTAACCTAAATATGCAATTTCCGGATAGTTACGACTTTGATAGCTTACAAACAGAGATGGAAAATCTTAAAACAGCTACTACCCTAAATAATGATGCATTATACATGGCGCTGTTTACTAACTTTATTAAGCGTAAAATAGCAGATCCAGCTGAACAGGAGCGTATAATTAAAGAAGAAGCTGCTAAGACAAGGCTTAATATAAATATGACTGATCCATCTACGCTTGAGTTGTACGTAAGAGATGGTATTATATCTATTATAGATCTTGTTAAAACAATAGTACCGGCAACTATAAATATGTCAGATGATGAGATATTAACTTTTATTAAAGAAAATAAAGATAGAGAATTTACTACAGTAGATAATAATTAGTATAGCTACTTGACAAATAACACAATATATGGTATAGTATAGTAAGTATGAAGAAGATTAATTTAAATTTCTTTATTGAGCTTAAATATCCTGAATATGCAAACTTGGTAGTAGGCAATATTAAAAGCTCCATACTTAGAGGAGTATTTAACTCATCGCCATTTGGCGCTCCGTTGAAGCACTCCACTTTAAAGGCTAGAAAGTATAAAGGGTCTAGCAGCACCATGGCTTTGTATGACACAGGGTCTTTTTATAGTGGACTAGGTTATCATATAACAGGGTCCACTGCTAAGATTAGCTCTGAGAGCCCTAGTGATATAGCACAATATAATTTCATAAATGGCAATAGAAACACAAGACCTAGGGATCCATTTACTGAGAAACTACCATATAAGGGAACAACTATAGAAGATTATATAGAAAAGATTGCCGGTGATGATATAGAAGACTATGTAGATAAAGCAATATCATCTATACCCGGCGTAACATAAATCGGAGACAACGATGGCTAAGAATGACAAAAGAAATGAATTATTAGAATACACAACAGAACTGTTAAAGGATGTGAAGGACAGAGTAATCTCGCCTGAAAAAGCAATGGAAGATTTCTGTTCTAAGTTCAACGGGATATCATTTACTGTTCCATGTAGGCCGCATGACGATAAATGGTATATTAAAGCAGCACTGTCAGATGGGCTAACTGTACCGGAGATAGCTAAGAAGTATAACATAACTACTCCTTATATCTATAAAGTACGAGCAACGCTCACTAAAAAACCAGCTTAGATCAGCTTAAAAGATCAAAACCAACTGGAATGATTACCTTATAATCACCGGTTTTAACTTTTTAACCTTAAAAAAGGACAAAAAACAATGGATGACAAAGAGAAAGCGGCAGCAGAAAAAGCTGCACAGGAAAAGGCAGCAGAAGAAGCTAAGAAACTAAACTTAGAAAAGTTACAGTCTAACTTCGATGAGCTGTCAGAACGTGTAAGGAAGGCCGAAGAAAAGGCCAAGAATCAAGAGTTACGTGCTAAGAAGGCTGAGAGTAGGCTTAGAGAACTTAATACCGATAAGGGGCAACCTTCGCCGGAATTAGATGAAATAAAGCAGCTACTTGAAATTGAAAAGGAAAAGAATGAGCAGCTTTTAGCTAAAACTAAAGAAAGTGATAGAAATAAACAGCTATCAGACGTAACAATGGCCATAAGGGCTTCTAAAACACTAAAACCAGATGTAGCAGACATGGTACAGAAGCTGGTATTACAGGCAACAGATGTGAGAAACGGTCAAACAGTCGTCCTAACAGACGAGAATACTGTTAAACTTTCTCCAGCTGGGGTACCTATGACACCACAAGAGTACTTAACAGAGCTGCTTTCTAAAACACCATCTCTGGCTATCCCTAATGCAGACGGTGGTAGAGGTGATACCGGTAACAAATCCGGTGCTAAGATAATATCAATGGATGAATATGAATCAATGAGCTCTATTGCTAGGGCAACTTATAGAGCTTCATTAAGTGAAGAAGAGAAGAATCAATTATTTAACAACATAAAATAGGAAAAAACAATGGCTTATTCAAATTTAAAACTCGACAAAATTCTCGAACAAGTAAAAAACGCATTCGGTAAACAGTTCATGCGTAGCATGGCACTTTCTGCTAATGTATCTAAAGAGATTATACCTAGGGGTCAGAACTCTCTTAAATTAACAATACCAGCGGCTCTTACAGCATCTAAACGTGTTGCAGGTGGCGCAGCAGCTACTCCGGCTACTCCAGCTCCTACTGCTTCTATTCTGTATGCTAATACAGAGTATAGCTCGCCTATCCGTATTGATAGGTTGGATGCTACAGGTACCGAATACGATATCAGTGCTTTTCAAGCAACTAACGCGGCTGATGCTATTATAGGCAGCCTTAATACAGATGTATGGGCTAAAGCTGCAGCAGTTACAACTAACGCAGTTGGTGCACCAGGTACAGTACCTTCAATCAAAATCCTTAACAAAGCATGGACTAAGCTCTTTAATGCTAAAGTACCTTCTAAATCGGCTCTCTACGGTATCGTAGGTGGCGACGAATGGCAAGTATGGAAAGACGCTATGACTGTAAGCGATTATGGTATGCTCGGTTCTGGTGTTGTAACTAAAGGTCAGATGAACGAAGCTTACGGCTTCTATCTTGAACCAGATCAGCAACGTCCAGGTACTTCTGGTACAGATGCTGTTAATATAGCGTTTCATCCTGAAGCATTTAAAATCGGTTTCAGACAGGATATCCCTGAAGTTTCCGGTATCCAATTGTCTCAGGTTGTTGAACCTATCACAGGGATTACTCTGTTCGCTACTAAAGAAGGTTACTCTGATTCTAACGGAATCGGTGATATAGTTACTTTCTTCGTCGTAGCTGGTGTAGAAACAGTTTACGATCCTTGGGCTTGTATAATCAATGGCTAATATCTATTAGTCAACGAAAGGTGTAGGGGGGTCTGTCTCCGCCCCCTTATACCATACTCTTGAGAGACATAACACTAACAACGTGTACTATAGTGAGTTTACTTGCACATATAAATACAGCAGATTTAGCTGCTAGACATGATGACATATTGAAGGATGTATTCCCAGGTACTCACCTACAGAGCGGCTCAGATGGTGTTATAATAGATGAAACTTTACCTTGTGACTTTACAGCTGCATCCTTAAACTTATGCCATTATATCCCAGACGAGATGGCAGAAGAGCTTAATAATAGCGATCAAGCTGTACCAATTAAGGCTAATGACTTATCATACCCTCTACCTCTACTCAATGTGGATAATACAGGGTTCTATAAGATTATAGAAATAAAGAACAATAACACTGCAGTAATAGCCAAGGCTAGCCCTGCTATTACTCTTAGGCTAAACAGAGCATTTGGGGCTAATCTAGACGATTCTAGCATAGCTTCCGGTGAAAAACTAGGCTGGTCTTTAGGTGGATGGGAGCTTAAGATAGCAACAGCATATGCTGACTTAGTTACAGAGCTTATTAAAAGAGGTGCATTAACTGCTGATTATCTTGATGATAATGATCCTTCTTATGTAGAAGCCTTGACTTATCACTCATTAGAGCTGGTTTACACAGCACTTATAACCAATCCGGGTGATACAGCTTCACTACTTAGCGCCAGATATCATCATCTTTATAACGATGAACTTACTAGAGTAAAACCATATGGCTATGACAGAAAGGCAAGACTGGAGGTATCTAGATGCTAAGTGATTGTTTTCAAACAGTTAGAACAGCCATAGATGATGCTTTAACTACTGCAGGTTTAGCAAAAGCTAATGAAAGGTCTATAAAGAAGTCAGATTATACCACTAAATGGATTATAAGTGACGGCTCAGGTACAGTAGAACGAGGGAGTACATGTGCTAACTTATACGAATGGTATCCGGTAATTACAATATTTCTGCATAATGGCGGAGATAGGCCAGAGATGCACAAGGAAGCTTCTAGGGCCAAATTAATTGCTATAGACGCTATACAGTCATTAGATAACACAAATATAGAAGGTATAGTAGGTATCGGCACCCCGATGAGCTGGGAAGAACTAGAAATAACAGATAACACCGCTGAACTTAGATTAACAGTTACAGCACAATCTTATAGAGGAATAAAATAATGGCAACACCATATAGACGAATAAAAAGACTTATAGTTGGTATCAAGGAAGAAGGTACAAGGGGTACATACGCTGACCCTGATATTACAATGCCACTTGATGCTTACTGCGTATTTAACGCTGATATCCCTAACTTAATCAACGATGTCCAGGAACTTGAGTGCTCTAACGGTACCCTAACTTCCGGTGATGATACTGTATTAGTTGGCGATACTCAGGTAAAACTATCATTTGATATAGCATTTCCAACTGAATTGCTTAGCTCAGCTGATTATTCAAATTATGCAACATACGCTGAACCCATATGGAAGGCTGCAGGTACTAAATTCGTTACATACGGATCTGGAAAGAAGATTATACCTGAAGATCTTTCTGACACTGCGATAAGCGTTAAATATGACGTAGATGGCTATACTTATAAAGTACGCGGCATGGTAGCAGAATCTGTTACTGTTAATATAGTAGCAGGTAAACCAACCATGGCTAGAGTAAGCCTTATAGGTACGCTGGAAAGCTTATCTGAAGCTGCTCCAACTGAAGCAGGTGTAGTACCTAACTTTAGTTTAATGCCTAAGACTACAGATGACTTTGATATCGCTTTCACAATAACACCAGAAGATGGCGGGTCTGCTTTTAATGTTAAAGCATGTGCATACGAAAGTACTTTCACTATAGCTAATACAGTTGTACCATGTGATACTTACACAGTAGGCAAAGGGATAGCATTTTACTATATTGCAGACAGAAAGATATTATTTGATGTAAAATCTACTTCATACTACTTATCTTCCACAAATGATGACGCTAATGTTACTATGTATGACTCATTTACAGCCGGTGATGTTATTACTGCATATTTATCTAATAAAACAGCAAACAATATCTTAGGCATCCATGGGCGTATCTTAGACTATCAGCCAATAAACAAAAATGGTATATTGGCTTATGACATATCTATAAAGCATACAGGCGACAAACAGTCTGCTTTTCTGGTATTCGAGTCTGTTTAATAATAACATATAAAAGTGGGCTTGTAGCTCAGTTGGGAGAGCGCTGCTTTTGCAAGGCAGATGTCCAGGGTTCGAGTCCCTGCTTGTCCACCATATAATCTTAGTGTAGCTCAGCCTGGTTAGAGCGCCTGCTTTGGGAGCAGGAAGTCCGGAGTTCAAATCTCTGCACTAAGACCATATTTCTATACTGGAGTGTAGCTCAATTGGAAGAGCACCTGGCCGTTAACCAGGTTGTTGTTGGTTCGATCCCAGCCATTCCAGCCAATATAATAAACACTTAACTCTATACGGAGACTACAATGGCTACTAAAGCAACAAAGAAAACAGAAGAAAAGGTAACTAAAAAGAAAGCTTATAAATTAAATACTAGAGTACAGAAGCGTATTATAGCAATTATACTCGGAGAAATCCAGGATATGATAGAAGCTGGTAATACTTTATCAGATGGTAAGACACTATCTAATCAAGCCCTGGCTGCTTTATCATATAAGTGGGCAGGTTTTCTTTTAGAGTCATACCAAGGTATGCCTAAACCAGAGATGGTTGATTTTATGGGTATAGAAACGCTTCAAGCAGACGCCGGATGGATAGCAGAGAACCTGTTACCTACAGATGTCTATATGATCTTTAATGAAGGCATATCTGCTAATACTGTAAGCGATGACGAAAAAAAAGACTAAGATCAGCATGTCTTATAGTATCTCAAGATACTAACTCAGATGGTACCTGTGTCGGCTGTTCTTGGCGTATTAGTAAAAGATGCCTATTTAGTAACATCATACCTAAAAGAATATAGTGGGAACACATAATATAGATTTAAAGATTAAGACTACCGGGGCTAAGCAAGCAACTGCTCAGCTTAATAGTCTTAATAAGTCCATTAGTAATACTGCTAAAGGTGTTACAGCTATTAACAGTACTACTAAAGCAATACATGGTAATACTCAAAGTATTAATAGTAATGTTAGTACTTTGCGAACAATGGCTACGGCTGCATTCCCTGTCTATGCAGCATATAGAGCTATAGCTACGGGTGTTAAAGCTACTACAAACCTTATAAAAGAGTCAAACGAAGCCTGGAAGGAACAAACTAAGCAATATAATAGACTTAAAGTAATAATGAAACAAGCTCCAGGCTGGTATAAAGATGCTGATAAAGAGCTTATAAAGTACACAGAGAGCTTAGCAAAGTTAGGTATAATATCTGACCAGGTGTTGCAATCAGGTGCTGCACAGCTAGCATCTTTCAGACTTTCTCCATTTGCTACACAAACATTAACTAATTCAGTAGGCGACATACTGGCATGGAAGTATGGCGGTAAGGCAGACTCAGGCAATGCCTGGGATGCTGCAAATATGATAGGTAAGGCTAGCATGGGTCTTTTTGGTATGTTACGTAGAAATGGTATCTTATTTACACCTGAAGAAAAGACAAATATGAAGGCAGCACTAGATGCCAAGGACAAAGATAAGTTTGCTGAGCTGTTAAGAGACGTTATTACATTTAATACAGGTGGCTTTAACTTAAAAGGACAGGATAGCCTATCAGGTGTAGAAGCCGCATTTGACAATGCACTTACTAACTTTAAGGAGGGTATAGGCAAAGATTTTACAGAAGCACTAGGGTTAAAAGATATATTAAAATCATTTACAGCTGAATTTAGTGGTGAATTTAAAGATATGCTTACTCCTGCTACTACATGGGCAGGTAATGTGTCTAAAAATATATTGGTAAGAGGCAACCAAATGGTTACCGGACAGACTCCTAGAGACTTCCTGATGGGTGGTGTTAACAATAATATAGAGAGAAATCTTACTATACTAAAGAAAAATAACGAAAAACCACCATGGGTTGTTGAGCTAGAAAGTACACTTAGAGCACTTAAAGAAGAAAGTATAGATAATAGAACTACTAATGCTAGAAAAATAGTAATAGATAAAGATATAGCCGAATCTAATAAAAAACTTAAAAAATACTATGAAAAGAAAGAGAAAACTGATAGCGAAACTTATAAAAAAATAGCTGACGATATAGTAAAATCAATAGGTATAAAAAATGAATATCCTGATTCTCTATTTGGTAAACTAAAAGATACTGCAGCTAATCATCCTTTTATCAGCTCAATACTAGGGTATAATGCCTTGAGGCAGGGGTTTAATTGGGGTAAAAGAAATTTAGGTACTGTACTTAACCCTAGTAGCTTTAAAGACACATGGGAAAGTGCAAAGGTTTTTGATGCAAGGAAAGCTAATTCATTTGAGAGGGAATTCACAACAGCCGCAACAACAGATTATTGGAATAAATATAGGAAGGATATGAGTAAGTCTGAAAAAGCAGACTTAGATAGATTATTAAAAGCTAAGCTAAAGTCTATTAAAGAAAAAAGAGCAGACTATGAGAGAGGACTTGTAAAGAATACTGCTAGAAGTAGAAGGATGGCAATGGTAGGACCAGCTATTGCTACAGCGTTAGTATCTTATGGTATAGGTTATGGGCTAGAGAAACAGTTTGTAGAGCCTTCTATAAATAAGGATGCAGAATATGATAAAAAAGGAAAAATGGTATCAGAGGCTGGACTAATTAATAGGTTAATAGAGTGGAGTGTAAAAACAGAAAAACAGGATAGAATTGATGCAGGATATGACTATGATATAGCAGAAAAAGCTAGGCAAAGAAGATTAAAAAGAAGCGACCCATACGCTGGTATTATTACACCAAAAGCAGGCGGTAGTAATTTAATGCCAAAAACAAATTATAGAAGCAAAGCCGGTAAATTTGACAAGGATGGTGTATGGCATAACGCAGATGGAACAACGGCGATAGTGCCTAGGGATGGGGAAGGCAATATCATAAGACCTATGAGTGACAACGTCACTGCTACTATTAAGGCGCGTGATGTAAAACGTAATCAGAATAGGTATATTGCTACTAACTCAAATAAGGTTATACAAAACTACCTGGATAAAACAGGCACCTCTTTTGAGCAGTTTAAATATGATTATTATAGTGATAAAAAAGCTAGTAGAAGAAAAATTTATCCCATAAATGCATATGAACAGTCAATAAGAGACCATAACGACTACATGGATAAGTTAAATGCAAGGATAGCTAAAAATACACAAGTAGGTGACTTCGGACAGAGAAAGAAATACCAAGAGTTGTGGGAAAAAACAAGAAGCTCAGACTGGTTAAAGCTATCTAAAAGCTCAGTACCTTGGAAAAGACAGCTTGCCATAGACGAGATGAATGAGTTTAAAAGAAAACATCCTTTTAAGGAGTTTATAAAACCAGGGTATAAGGATAAAACTAAGAAAATAGAGGAATCTATAGACCCTGTAACACAGTCTGTAAATACCATGAATGATCTTATACATCAAATAATAAACCAGATTGCTGATGTTATAGATATAAGTGATGATAATAAGCAAGGAATACTGGATAACAGAGCAGCTATAACCCAACTAGAAAACAACCCTAATAGATAATAATGAGTACAATAACAATAAATGGAAAGTCATTACCCGGCGAAGTAGACACAGCTGGATGGAATATAGATGGCTCT